CGAAGTTCGAGGCGTCAGCAACGCCCGAAGCGATGAGATTGGATCTAACGGTGTCGTCGACCGTATGTGCGTAGCCACCCCTGAAGAAGTGCAGGCCCGCCCGTGTGGCGGGCCAGAAGGCAGTATCCTGTTCGTTCGGGTTGGGAGGTAGGTTCACCGCTCCGATCTCGTCGGTGTAGTCGGTGTACCTGACCTCCTCATAAACTCCTGGGGAAACCTCTTCGACAGAGATTCCGCGTTCCATCCTGAATCGAACCATCAACGGATTCCATGCGAAGGGAGTCTCCGCTATTGTGCGCGTGGTGTAACGGTAGTTCGCCATACCGAAGACTCCCAACTCATGTCAGAACGAGGAAACCGTAAACCAGGCGACTCCGTCGGTGATGACCGTAGCGCCGTGAATCGCACCAGAGGCAAGAGCCTTGGTCGCGGCGCCATCGATCGTCTCAGCGCCAGAGCCGTCGAGAGTAACGGCGTTGGTTGTGCCGGTCGTCCGAACGGTGAACTGCCTGCCAGGCTGAACCGCAGCAACGGCAGGAAGGTTGACTGTGATCGCGCCACCGGCCGGATCTGCCAGAAGAACGAAATCGTTGTTTGTCAGCGTGGTCGTAGCCGTGACGGAACGAACCGTCAACGAGGTATTGTCCAAGCCACTCATGCAAGTTCCCCTTTCTAGGAAACATTGCCAGAAACGGCCACTTGCCCATAGCAGGCAAGTGGCCGATCTAGGCAAGTCTTATAGCCTATCCGTAGATCATTGCCACAAGACTGGGAAGGTAAGAGGCCTGCTGTGCTCAAATTGCAATCGTGCTATCGGCCTCATGGCCGATAGTCCGGAGAGTTTTGACTCAGCCGCTGAATATCTTAGGCTGCGTTCCTAGCACTAGAAGTGCTCTGAGCAACGATAAGAGATTCGGGACGGTAGAGCGTCCAACCGGCGCTGGACTTCCACACCTATCGCTAGGGGGACGGACTATATCATCACCCGCATCTTGCGGGGCACGGCGTGTAGTCTCTGAGGGGTCATGGGCGGTGTGGGTTGCATCGCCTGGACTTCCCTGCTGATTGTCTGCACCCGAACCATTTTCACCTGGTAGGTAGGCCGGGATTCTCAGATATTCCAGCATATAGCCGTGTTTTGCACTTGACATTGCTGCCAAGGGGGGCCGCCGTGGTCACGCCGCTAGGGCGTACTCTCCCAGACGATTAACCCCGTACCAACCGAGGGGCTGGAAGCGAGTGAGCTTGTCGACGACCGGGCCACGAACCGTGTGGAACTCTTCCGCAACAGCCTCGGCAAGAGCCTGCTGGCCGGTGAAATAGGTGTTGTATACGCGGGTCTGAGTTCCGCCAGCACCGGCACCGGACTGCACGTTCTGAGCACGCGGAGTCTCGATATAGCAAGCGCCTTCGTATTCACCAATCTCGGCAGCCCAGATGTTGCCAGCGGCAGAGTAGTTGTGCTTTCTGTTACCCCTCACGACGCTTCGCGTTAGGCGAAACGATGGTTCGTGAGTGACCAGGTCATTTCTGCCTGGCTCATACGGTTGAGTTTCCCGTATGTTCGGACTATCGCATCTCCGATTCTAGCATGTCAAACCGGAGCCTCTTCACTTAGTCTCTGCAACTGCACAGGCCTTACGGCCCTGCTTGTTGGGGGTTGGCGTCTCAGCGTTCCCCATTGATCAGAAGAGGTTTAATGACCCCCACAAACTTACGCGGCGAGTGCGTAGTTCTTAACGAAAGGGTCTCGCCATGCCGCGGCGCCGGTCTCCGCACGCAGGTCAAGAGAAACCTGGGGGTGGATGTAGGCGACGTAATAGCTGCCCTTGTTCGGATGAACTTTGTTAGTCCGAAGCTGGGCAACCGCAAGTCGAGCCATGGCCGACGTAAAGGTAGAGTCGGAGTCGATGGCAGTCAGTGCAACCGGGTTGGTCGGAGTGGATCCGAATCCATAACCGACCACGCCACCACCCGAAGTGCGGATGGTCTGAGTGCCAGCGGCGAGAACGTTCTGCACGATCAGGTCGACAGAGTCAACGAGGTTCCACGCAACCTGATTAACCAGGCCGGCGGTTACGTCGGTAAAACTGAACAGGTCGAGCTTATTGGACACTAGGATCGCATTGCCGTACTCGTTGAGAGTGACGGAAACGGTGGTCGGGTTTCCGGCGGAGATGGCATCCGGGTCGACCAGTTCATTCAGCGGGGTGATGGCCTGAGCGAGATCCTGGTAAAGCTCGAACACAACCGATGAGCCAGGCATGGCCTGCTGGACGGGTCGCTTGTCGGCGACCATCCGGAACATCGGCTGCGCACGAAGGGCGAATTCGAGCGCCCTGTCATACGTAGTCTGGACAAGGTTCGCCATTGCTGACGTACCCGTAAAGGCGTTTGCGATTGGACTCACATCCTCTTAACTAGGAGTCCCTTATGTCGTCCGAGTAGCATTCTGGAATCCAGCGATAAGGGACGAAAGGTCGGTAGCGTCACCAACAGCAGCAAACGCAGCATCCATATTCCCCATGGGAGTACCCTGCTGCCCTGCCTCGGTCATACGCTTAAGCTGTTCACGCTGCTCTTCCGTAACGGTCGAGGCAGGTGCGCTGCTGGCAGGCTGAGTGCTGCCATTCCCGAAGACGCCCTGCATGGATTCGATCCACGCCTTGGCCTTTTCGGGGTCGGGATCTCCCTGATACAGGCTTGCTGCACCAGGAACTCCCAGGGACTCGAAGACTGAAGCGATTTTCTGCGAACGAAGTTCCGTCTGGATGGAGGCCAGGCCATCCTGGAGTTCTTTGTTCTGCCTCTTCATCGCTTCGTACGCGTCGCGAAGTGCCTTCGGGCCATGCAGTTCGTTGCCGTTGCCCAGGTCGCCATTCGCGCTGTCATCAATACCCCATGCGTCACTCATGTGACTTCCTCCTAGTTAGGTTGAACGCCAAAAGGCCGACCCCTAGGGGAGGTCGGCTTCGCTCGTTCATGAGATGATCCGGACTTGATATACGCCAAGACGTGCCGGTCAATCGTCTTGTCGGTGGGCTTCCAGGAATCGAACCTGGACTAGACCATCAGCCCTTCGTTGCGCGAGGCCAGGCTCTCGGTCATGCCCCAATGCACCTGGCCCCACGACTTCGCAGCAGGCACCCTACTACGCACAAGCTAGAGGCGCAGAACGGCTGACGCCGTTCCTTTGCGACCATGGTCGCGCAAGCCTCCGCTCTCTTGCGCAAGTCAGGCTTGCAACCGTCCGGATGGTCACCCGACTCACTTCGCCCGGCTAGAGCCGGGCGCTTCGTATTCGATTATACCAGTCCTGAGACTCGGCTTGCTCATCTTGCCCCACCAACCTGGGAAAGTCCACCACGCGCAGCTCCAGCGGCTCCAGCGAACTCTCCCACCTCTTGGCCGACGAGCCTCCTCCTTAGGGAGTTGGCTTCCGGATTGCCTTCGAATGCAGCCTGCTCGGAAAGCCTTTGAGTCCAGTTGCCGCCATATATGCCACCAAGCCCCCGAAGGGTGCCGTACTCCTCGCCGATCTGAGTATAGATCTTTGCGGCATCCCCCTGAGTGATTCCCTGCGTGGCGAGGTTCTCGGCGTAGTTCGGATCGAATGCAAGATTCCTACGCAAAGCCTCTGCACCTATCTGCGCAGTAGCAGCCTGCTTCTGAAGGATGGGCATAGCCTTGTTCGTATCCAGGAAGTACGCAGACAGGGCGCTATCCGAGATGCCCATCTGATTCAAGGCCTTCTTGAACTCCGGATTCGCAAGTGCGGTAGCCTGGGTTGCCATGTCGACGCGCCCCTGAAGCTCGGTAGGGCTGACATCCTTTGAGATGAACCCGGTGAAGTCCTCGTTGGAATCGTAGAATCCTGGCGGCAGTCCAGACTGCCTCATGATCTGGCGGTAGGAGGACTCCGTCGACAGGTACTCGCTTGGAGAAAGAACTGCTAGTCCAGCCTTCTTCCTTGCTTCGTTTGCGGCGAACCTCTTCTTGTATTCCGGAGTATCCTGCAAGAGGATCGAGATCGTGTCAGACGAATAGCCCTGCTTAACGTAGTCGTAAATCTTGCCAGACAGGCTACCCAGTCCATAGCCTCCGAACAGAGTGTTCAGGGCCATGTACGCGTTTCGGTTGTCGCCCGAGAGAAGCTTGCTGTACTGGCCCGTCACCTGGTAGAGGTTGTTCTGTGCCGTTACCCTTTTCTCCGCGGTGCTGGTAATCAGCTTGTTGTTCGCGTCGATTCGCTTCTGGTACCAGGCATCCTTGCCGGAGTCCTTGGACTTCTTCTGCTTAGCCTGGAAGTCTTTGACGATCTTCTGATAGTGAGCTATTGAAGCGTTGTAAGCCTTCACCTGGGCGGCGTAGATTTGCTCTTTGCTTGCCATCTACGCTCCCTAGAATTTGAGGCCGAAGTCCTGGAGGACCTGATGGGCTACTTGCATCGTCTGATCTTGAGCATTCTTTGTGGATTTCCAGCGCGGATCGTCACGAACCTTCTGCTCGAATCGCCACAGCGGCATGGCTTCACGCTTCATCGTAGAGGGATTGGTGTAGTTCATAGCTTTCTTGACCCAGCCATCGAAGAGATTGACGCTCCCCGGGGGGAGCTCCAGGATCTGCGACATCGACTGCATGTAGGGCTGGGCCAGATCGGAAACAGTCTGGCCTGCATCTATCTGTTTTCCCCACTGAGGAAATTGAGCTTTGGCTTGTCGCAGGATTTCATTCTTGTAATCCTGGACTGTTCCGATTCCCCGAATCGTATCCCTACTCCGATCTGCATACCATGATCCTGATCGCTTCACGCCCATATTGTAAGCGTACTCGTGGAGTTGGTTCTGAGTTTCTCCACCTTCCCCCTGGAGGCCCTTGTCGAAGTAGACGTATTGACCGAGATAATAGCGAAGCTGGGATTCATCCCAGCCTTTCGCCACGATGTTGTATGCGGCCTGGTTTATCTTCGACTTGGTGAAGCTGGTTTCACGTATTCCTAGTGAGTTGGCGATCTGCCTGGCTTTTACGTACGCCTGGGATTGCTCCTGTTTCGCAGTCGCAGGATCAGACTTAAGCTTAAGAAGATAATCCCGCTCATCCTTGGGATGCGTCTTCCACCACTTGGTATTACGAAGTTTCGCCTGGAACTTATCCGCTGACCACCCTCCGGAGACGGCATTGTGAAAAAGAGACTTCAACTCCGGATTGGAGTTCAAGAACCCGGAAACGAATCCATACTGCTCTGCGAGCTCGGCATCACTCAACTTCGCCACGATGGATTCCCCCGCAAATTCTCCTAGACCTGAAGAGCTTCCACCGGAGGCCGGATATCCCCCAGCTCTTCTGATAACCGAGTCGACGTACGACTTGACCGAAGGACCCCCGTACTGGGATCTCGTCGACATGTCGAGATTAGGATTGCCGGAATACCAGGCGGCAGCGGCGCCACGGGCGCCGTACTTGTTGTAATACGACTTGAGCTTGCCTCTTGCAACGGCTTCCTGCGCTTTGGGGCTATTCAGGAACTGCTGAGGAGTTAGGGCCCTACCGTAGTAAGCTCTGGTCCAACTGGGTATATTGGCGCCCATTACCTGGTATTTACCGTACGCTCTATCTCCGCCGGTCCATACGCCTACTGCTCCGTATCGACCACCGGATTCCTGTGCAGCAATAGACTTAAAGAACTGCTCGAACGTTACCGACATGGCGTCACCTCCTCAGGCCCATATCCCTGAGGATGTTGAGACCAACTCCCATGACATCCTTCTGAGCTGAATCAGTCTCGGCCCATCGCGGGTCGCTGCGTACTCGCCTTTGGAACGCGTCCATATCCAAGCCGGTAGGCTTGCCTTCTTGGTTCACGCCGTTCAGTGCACTCTTGATGAGGGGGTCGGACAGGTTGATTTTCGTGGTCGGAACCTGGAGGGCGTCGGACATCTCCTGAATGTATGGCTGAGCTATGTCCATCATCGTCATACCGCCCTTGAGCTGGTCTGCGTAGGACGGGTATGTCGACACAGCAGACTCGGTGATCTGATTCTTCAGGTCATCCTCGGTCCCAAGTTTGCGAACGATCCTCTGAGCCTGATTCTTCAGAGTCTGCCTGTCGAGAGTCACGCCCTGCTTGTACGCGAACTCCTTGATGGAATGCTCAAACATCCCAGCCTCGCCCTTGAGTGTTCCGTTCTTGGTGAAGTTGACATACGCCCCTAGCGTGTAGCGAAGGGCGCTCTCGTCCATGCCGGTCTGGTATGCAGATTCTGCGATCTTGCTGAACTTCCCGGACGGAATCGATGCGCCGATCTCACCGGCGATTCCACGAACCTGTTCTTTGACGGCGTCGAGTTCGGCATTGTACGTAGCCGGATCGGTCGACTTCTTGACGGCAACCTGACGCATCGTGGAAGAGTTTTTCTTCCACCACTCGGTGCCTCTGAGCTTCGCCTGAAACTTGTCGGCAGTCCAGCTATCTGCAACCGCTTGCTTGAACAGCGAGTTAAGCGTCTTGTTCGACTTCAGAAACCCGTATGCCCAACCGTAAGAAGATGCCAGCTCTTCTGGAGACAGCCTCGCCTTAGGCGACTGCGTATCAGCAGGATCCCAATCGCCACTAGGACCACCACCGGAAATTCCGGAAACCCTCCGGCCGCCCATGAAGGCAGCTGTATAATACCCGCTGGTCATATCGGTGATCTGCACGGTACTGCCGGGATGTGGAGCATGCAGCATCTTGCCATCGCCCAGATACAGGCCTACATGATCCGGTCCAGGGATCTGCTTGTTGGTGTCGAAGAACACCATGTCGCCGGGCATCAGCTTGTTCATGCCGATAGCCTTGCC